CGATACCTGATTGCGCTGCTGGAGCGTTAGTAACGGTAGAAATTGGCAAACCTTGTAACATTGATTGCTCAAACTGCAACTGCTGTTGTGGGTATTGACGTTGATTTAAGAACTCATTGTAGTCAGCAGTAACGCCAGCTTGATTCAATGCTTGCTGTTGACCACCAATAGAGGCTAACTGACTATCCATTTGCCCAGCTTGACCATAACCTTGCAAGCCTAAATTAGCCCCAAACTGTTGTGACTGTAATGCTTGGTTATAAGCTTGGTTAGAGCCTTGAGCTTGAATATTAGACAAGTTTGAAAGCAAGTTACGCTCACGCTCTGTAGAGCCTAAAAGCTGACGTGCACCACCATAAGTACCTTGTCTCGCCGACGATAACTTGTTAGCATTTTCTGCCATCATTGCTTCACGTACAGCAGCATTTTTAGCTACGTCGGTTACACCCTGTTGGTAAGGGTTCATGTACGCTTGCATAGTTGACGGGTTTGTTACGTTCTGAGCATAGTTAGCACCAGCCCCCATAGAGCCCATAGCACCTAAACCAGTAAGACCTGTAGCCACACCAAACTGACCTGGTGTTTGCATGTTAGCTGTTTCATACTGCGCTTGTTTTTGCATCGGCGAGTAGCCAGCAAAGTAATTATTAACATCTTGACTATATGGTTGATACGGGCGGAAAGACGTCATGTCGTCGTTATAGATTTGCTTCTGGGTAGATTGAAGCATGTTTTCCACATACGGACGTGCGTATTCTGGAATGTTGGATGTTTGAGTAGTTGTATTTTGGGGGCCGGAAGAACCACCACTAGAACCACCAAACGGGGTTCTCTTTAGGTCCCATGTCCACCCGCTATGTTTGCTTTTTAAAATACTCATAATTAAATGTTCCTTGCGTACGCGCCGTGGTACTTATTTCTTGCTTCAATAACAACTAGTTCTGCCAACTCTAAGTCATCAAAACTTCCAAAATATTTGTTTACCCCATCAATAGCTAGTTGAGCCATCCATTTTTTATTTGACTTATGCCAAACAACACCTTTAACACCGGATGAGTTTTTTCCAAATTTTCTGTTCATTTGGTTTTCAGACAAAGACGCTTCTCTTAAATTTTCAATTCTGTTATCTGCTTTATTGCCATTTATATGGTCAATTACTTTAGGTAAATAACCGTGTTGTAGTAAGAATATTAGCCTATGCGCCGAATACATTTTACCGTCAACCCCAATTTGAATGTACCCTTTTTGGGACAAACGCCCTGCTAAACTTCCGGGGTTTACTGTTTTTCTTTTAACTTTCCAATAGAGGTTGCCGCCTTTATAATCAAAAAGCGTCTTAATATATGCTTGAGTTATTTCTTTATTCACAGCTTTGCCTCTACAATCCTGTAGCGTTCTTTAAACCCGTATCTAGTCCACAACCGTGCAATAGATTCTCTTGCGGCACCCTGTATTTTAGTGGCGCCATGTGCTTTAAGTAAAGCAGTAAACTGTGTGTAAGTGTCTTGACTACTAATTAATTTACCACCAATAGCCACTACGAATGCAACTCTATCGTTAGGCATGCTATTAAAATTAACTGCTGCTGCCCCGTATATTTTGTTTTCTTCGTCAACCGCTACTACCAACATCCAATCACCTCTAGCCAAATAAACCTTAGCTTGTTCAACTGTGTAGTCGTCCCCACCCCACTCTAATGCTTGCGCCAAAAAACCTTCGACCAAAGGCCACGCTTGGTGAAAAGCAGCAGTAAAAACGGGTTGAATAGTTAAGTTCAATTAATCCCCACCCGCACCACCACCATCGCCACCATAAGAAGGCATTGCTGGATGTTCTGCATCCCATTTAGCTTGCGCTTCTGCCGCTTGCCGTTGTTGTAATTCTACACTTGGGGCAACACTATTTAGGTTTTGTTGAATTGAATTCATATTAGGTCTATACGTAGAACCCACGTATGGTGTCATTGGTGATAGCTGTTGTAAACCACCTTGTAATGGTGAATTGCGCTGTTGCATACCAAACATACTTTGCAAACTAGGTAGCCCAAGGCTGTTACTTTGTTGCGGAGAACCTATTCCATGTTGCGCCATAACGCTTTGTAAAAATGGGGTGGCTGTTTGAGGAGCGTACGATGGTGCGTATGGAGCAGGCGTAGAAACCGGGGTATACCCAATATTGGCATTACCGTGACCATAATCAGGAGCTGAAGAACCGCCCCCACCACCTCCACCACCACCTACCATGCCGCCCATTATGCTACCCTTGAAAGTATTTTATCTGCGTTAACCGCAGGGGCTTGTTTCTTTTTGCCCGTACGTGCTTGGCGCACTTTATCCATCATTGAGTAAAGGCGTTTAGCGCCTGCATCAGTGGAACCATTACCAAGATGAGACACAACATCAGCAGGTACAACAAACTCGCCATCAGCCAAACGGGCAGGCTGCTTATGACCAATTTGAGCTGGGATATTATCTGACATGCCATCGCCGGGACCTTTCAATAAACGACCACCATCTGAGTAACCGCCCAAATTAGCCAAACCACCACCAGCGGCACCAACAGGAGTAGGTAAGTCTCCAAGAGACATAGAAGATAGGGGAGATGCGCCAGTCATGTTAGCAGCGTAACGCGCATTATTAAGATTAGCTAAGCCAGCTTGGTCTGCGCTCATGGCAGCCATAGTTCTATCAGCGGTTAAAGCGGCACGTTGTTTTTTCTTAGTTACATCTCCACCACCCGCTAGCGCCATCAAACCACCATCAGCAGCATATCGTGTGTATTGGGCTTGGTAGTATGGCTTAGGCTGGCGTGGAGTATAGCCTTGGAAATCGGGAGATAGAGTAGCTTGACTTTTGTATGGTTCAGTTCCGGGCATTTGGGTGTTTGGCGTATTCATACCAATATCAGCGCCAATACCGGGAAGCGATTGTGTCATTATCTTACCGGGCATTTCCATTGTGCTGTAGTAGCTTGGTTTACCGGGAGCGCCGGGACCTCTTATTTGGTTTATTTCGGCTTGAGTTGGGGTGTTATCTATAGTTGGAGAAGGTCCGCCAGCAGGCACTGAACCGGGAGCTTGTGGAGTACCTGTAAATGCGCTTGTGTCAGCAAACTGTTGTTGCGTCATTGGGGCGTTAGTTGCCTGACCATACCCGGCTGTTTGTTTTAGCATCTCTTCACCAGAAACACCGCTATTAGCTACATCAACAGCTTTACCAGCTTGAGCAGCCTCGCTAGCACCACTAGTAGCTGCAGATTCTGCACCACCATAAGCACCCATACCACCTGAGATAGCACCGCCAATACCGCCGTAGAGAGCACCTTTACCTACATCTTTACCTTGAAGTGCCGCACCAGCAGCACCTACACCAGCACCAGCCAATGTACCAGCGGCAGCACCACCAGCAGCAGTAACAGCACCAGCAGCCAAAGCACCTTCACCAGCAAGGGCAGCGCTAAGAGCAGGGGCGGCAGCACCAGCAGTAAAGTAAGTAGCCGCAGCCATAGCCACGATAGGAAGAACTTGTTCTAAGAACCCAGCCTCTGGTAGACCTGTTTGTGGGTTAACTGTTAAGCTACCGCCATGTGCTTTAGCAAGCGCCTGTAACCCCTGTACCTCTTTTGGGGTCATATGGACAAGCATTTTGTCGTTACCACGTCCCTTTTCTTGAACGTGCTTAGCTAGATTGTGTAAGCTCATAAGCGTACCTTGGGGTTATTTGGTGTCAAGTTTAACATATTAAACCGTTGTTCCATCAGCTTTTTTCCATACAGTGCCATTCCACCAAATGGGTCTATCAAGCGTCGTGTCATAGAAAAACTGCCCTATTGGTAATGGTACTTGCACGGTACTTATCGGTCTACTCGCAGTAACCCCAGAATCGGGTAATATTATCGCTTGGGTAAATCCGTCAATCTGGTTAAAGTACAAACGTAAAACGTTAGAATACTGGTCAAAATATTTAGCGTCATACCCTTCCCGTGGAGCATTAGGTAAGTTAGGCGCTTTTGAAGGACGCAGTACTCCGGTTTTAAGTTGTGGATTAACAGCCATTTAAGTCATCTCCTGCCGTCAGGACGAATATCAATACGTGGGTAGCCTATTTGCCAGTCAACACCTAGTTTATCCGACTCGATTCTAAATGCCATTTGTCTGCCTCTAATGCGGGTGTAGACCTGCCCATCAAACTGTTGTACCGCATATGTGTGCCTAGAAGCGTAACTTTGTGCGCTGGCTACCGTTGGGTTATCTGCAGTTCCGTATGGGGTGCCTGAGTTAACTCTTGGTAGTACGGTCATCGTTACTTCTGGTACGCCCGATGTTGAACCGTTAAAAGTTACGTCAGGTAGTATGCGCCAGACAAACCCAAAGTTATGTCCATCACCAATATCAAAATCAGAAGACTGAACGTACGACACAATCGGCACTGCGGCTGGTCCTGATACGTCATCCACGCCATTCTCGTGATACAAAATGCGGTAGTTTGCGGTATCAGCGCCCATTGGGAACGTACGTAAACCAGAATCTAACCAAGCCGTACGGCTCATATTGCCATAGTACCAAACATCATCTACGTAGTTGTAGATAACATACCTATCAACAAGATTACTTTCGGCGGAGCAGTAGAACCACCATATCTCGTTATAGCCTTCTACGCTACCTGCGTACACTTGGAAGTTTTGGTCTTGATTAATGTCTTGATAAACGTATTGGCGCAAAGTACATTGAAGCGTTTCTACACGACCTGTATAGCGATAAAACTTATCTGTGCCCATCCAATAAGTTACGTTATTAACTGTAATAGAAGCATTAGGCCCCATAATAGATATGTTGTCTTGTAGCAACTGAAAACCCCAAACATACGGAGCCCCAAGATACTGCATAGAGTAAATGGCTGCATCAGACCAAACCAAAAGCTCTTGACGGGTTGAACGAGCGCAAACAATATAAGAACCAATATTAAGGCGGTACTCACCAGACTGGTTTGTTACTTGTGGCACCCAGTCGTAAGGGTTTTCTTGGTCAGACCAACGTACTAATAATGGGTCAAATGTGGTATTGGCGTTTGTTGGGTCATATGGATTTGCGCCAAAAGCAATAACAAAACGTTGGATAGCCGAACCGATAACTTGATTGGTTGTGTTTGGTACAAACTGCCCTGAGAAACCTTGCGCTGTAGACACTGTGTTTAAAAGTAGCGCCCTAGAAGTAACTCCAGTTGATGCAGCCCAATAGTAGATACCGCCTCCACGAGGAGCAATAACTAAATCTTGACCAAAATTGTCGTTAGTCCACAAACGTAATTGGGAACCGATACCTACATCTGCAGCTTGCCCCCAACCACGGATGCCATATTCTGGATAAACAGTAACAGTAGTGCCACCACCTATAGTGCTGTATAAAGCAGTTACAGATGCTGTTCCTGTACCAGAACCCGGACCTGTAGCAACAAAAGATACACCAACAGTATTAGATGCCGCCCCAATAGCCGTAAAATCTGTAGTTCCTACAGAAGTAATAATATATGTAAGACCGGTACTAAAAGACCCTGCATTAGCATTAGGTAACGTAATGGTGTACGTATTGCCGTCTACGTAAGTTATTTCAAAAGTTTTATTCATTAAAGTAGCGGGTATAGCTGGCTCAAGTCCAGCGCTATACATACCATAACTACCTGTATCAAACCCAACAGTACCAAAAATACTATACACAGAGGGGACTGCCATTAAATCAGGTACGTTAGAAAAAGACACCCAAACAATAGATGCGGTGCCTGAGCCAGTACCAGCTCCAGTAGCCGTAAATACCACGCCAACAGTATTAGAAGCGGCGCCAATTAAAGTAAAATTAGTAGAGCCAACAGCAACTATTTTGTATTGCTGCCCAGCTTTAAATGAACCTGCAGAAGTTAAGTAACCGTTACCTGCTTGAGTTACTGTAACAGTAGAGCTACCTATGTTAGCTGTAAACGGATTGTTGTTTAAAACAACAGGAGTAGTCGGAGACCAAGCCCCAGCACCCCAACCGTTGTTAACGGTATACACATCGTTCCCAACTGGGTATAAATATTGAACCGTTACTGTTCCCCCACCTGTTGTTGTGGTGGCGGCGGGTAGAATAACATCGACTGAATAAGTAAAAATAGTTGGTACTGAAGTAACTACATACTGCCCATTAATTAGCAGACCGCCAACGGTTGCTGTACTAGTTATGTTTACGTAGTCCCCAACGCTAGGCGAAAGTCCGCTAACTGCATCTGTTACAGTGATTATTGAAGACCCAGCTACAGTCGCTAACGGACTAGCCCCCAAAGTAGTTGTTGTGTTACCGCTAGTGTTTAATCGAAGAGGGGTTACATCGTTATAAGTTCCGCCATTTTCAATGTAGTATTTTTTACTAGTACCAACCCCTAGTAAGTTGGCGCCAGCTAATGTACCCCAGTTCCAAAGGGCTCGGCAGACACCAGCAAATGTGCTATCTGAAAGACGTGTCCAACCGCCAATTTTTTCAGCGTTACCAGAACGAAAACGAACTTTATCGCAATCAAACCAACCACCTTCATTAGTGTAGTTAGTGCCTTCTTTATTGATTCCGGGCTTAAAGACTAGTTTTTGTAATGGCATGGTTTACTCTAGGAAAATATTCTTGTTCCGGTACGATCTATAATAAGCGCTTGCTTCCGGGGTGTCATCTCTTTTGTGTTAGGCACGCTGATGTGAGTCCATGAGTCAAACTCACGAATTACTTGGTCAAACGGAAGTCCGGCAGCAATAATGGCTTTAACAACTTGGTTAGGGGGCATACCCGGTACACGAATATCCGCAGCGCAACCGAGACGGTGTTGGCTAAACTCTTTAGACCCCACTGCATCGTTAACTTGCTTTGAGCGATACCCACTATTAATAATTATAGGTCGACCTTTAATAGCCTCACGTACCTGCTCCAAAAGAACAGATAAACGCTTTAAATTCTCTATGCTGTTCTCGTCAGGCGTGTTATCAAACTCACGGTGGTCTGTGCGTGTCAATTCAGCGAGAGTGAAGTGGGGGCTTAAATTCACTTGGCGGCTACCCCTTCTTTCTTTTCCCATGAGCGCATACCGGCTAAACCAAGTAAACCTAAAAGGATTTGAAGCGTTAATGTAGTGTCAATAACTGGAAAATCTCCAGCATAGCCAAACAGCACCTTAGAAACAAACCTAGCTAGCGGTTCAAGCAAAGCAGCGTAAATCAAAGAAACGCCACATACCCATCCTACAAAAGGACGCCAGCCAGCAACAAACAGACTGGAGCTACTAGCCTCAATCTTATTAATATCAGTTTGGGCAACCATTACTGCAAGGTCGCCGCTCTGTTGCATTTTTAATAGCTCTAGCTTAGCCGCTGCCGCTTGTGTTGGGTCGGGCCAAAGTCTGTCAATTAGCTTACCGCCAATATCAAGCGCCGCTGAAATAGGGTCTAAAGACATTATTTTGCTTTTGGTTTACGAGCTTTTTTAGCAACAGTTGTTGCCTTCCTAGCAACAGGCTTTTTCTTTGCTACGGGTTTAGTTTCTGCGCGTGGGTCAAAGTCGTTGCTAACTACTAAAAAAGGCCATGCCTCGGTTACTCCAGCATCTACTTTGATTTTAGGGATGTAGCCAAGTTTGTCAAACAACCAAGTAAATCCAAATTTAAAGTCCATTTTAATATTTTCCTTCTGCAAATACGTTAACAAATACTGTTCCATCTTCTAAGGCTTCAATTTCATGCCATTCATTAGCTGGTAAATTTAAAGGTTGGCTATCTTTATTAATAGTGTAACTACGACCTTCCAAACTAATTAAACAAGAACCACTATTACACATTGTTGCGTGAGAATAAGAATGGCTGTGGCTTGGCAAACCTTCGCCTTTACTTGCATGGTACACATTTAACTGCGCCCCATCATAAGTAAAGCTATGCCTAGGAGTTAGGGTTATTACACTCATGCAGTTTGTGTGCCAGTTGTTGCTGGTTGTGCGCTTGCTGGTATTACTGGTGGTGCTGGTGGAACATAGGCTTTATAAACATCTACACAAGCATTAGCCCAAACTGGTAATTCTGTAAGCAGTTCATTTTGTGGTTTTGGTCTGCCTTTAAACTCAACTTCGCCTTCTGTTTCATACCATTGCAAGGCATGGATATTTTTTGGAATACCGCAAGAAGATAAATCTAAAATACGAGATATTCCATTTATATAAACTGTACTGTCATCTACAATAATAGTAAGTTTCATTATTCATTCTCCAAAATCATTGTTTGTGTTTGTTGTGTGATGCCAGCAGTTGCTAGTAATACTCTTTGCCCTACTTCATTACTTTTAACCATTTCATTTCTAAACGATTCAACTGCTGAAGCTGTGCTGTGTTGCTGTCTTGCGTTTTCAATTAGCATCATTGGCATCATTGCCATAGCGCAACCCCAATCCTTTAAAGGCTCTCCAGTATTAGGGTGCGTTCCATGAATCTCAATAAACCAAGCGCAATCTAACTGCTTACAAGGTTCAAAATTATTTAAAGGGCAATTATTTTTAGGTTCTATTTTCATTTAGTTTTTAGAGCAAATGATGATGTTTGCATAACGGACATTCAAAGTAACAGCAGATGAAGTGCCTGATCCTGAGCCACCGCCTGAAAATGAGTGGTCGTGTGAACCGCCACCGCCAGTAAAATTCGTGTCGCCAGAAGCATAATTGAAGTATGGAGAATAACATGGATATACAACAGGTGGTAAACTAATCCCTGTATAACCACCTGAGTGATTATGGCTAGGCATTTGCGCTGTAGAAAGTGTTGTTGCGCTTGTTGAACCGCCAACTGATACCGAAATACTTGTGGATACAGTTTGATTTGTAAATACTGTGCTAAATGCAGTTGTGCCGCCAGTTGAGCCACCAGCCCCGCTTACTAATCGCAAAGCATAATCATTTAATGATGTTACTTGTGTCCATCCAGTAGGTGCGGCAGATTGATAAAATAACATTACTGTTCCGCTAGGAAAAGCATTACTAACTGCTGTTCCCACAAAAGCTGTAGTAGCTATTTGTGTTGTGTTTGTTCCAGCAGATGCTGTTGGTGCTGTTGGGGTGCCTGTTAAAGCGGGGGAAGCAGAAAATACTGCAACGCCTGTACCTGTCTCGTCTGTTAAAGCTGCGGCTAAATTAGCGGAGGTTGGGGTGCCTAAAAATGTAGCAACCCCTGTACCTAAAGAAGTAACACCTGTGCCACCAGAACTTGCTGGTAGTGGGTTTGCTAGTGTAACGGCTTGCGAAGAACTAATAGAAATAGCGTTTGCGCCACTGGTTTGTATAACCATGGCTCCAGTAGTATCTGCAATGACGTTTAATGCTGTCGCCGTTGTTGTACCGGCGTTTAAGATAGTAGCCATATTAGGTTCCCGATGTAGAAGCTAAAAGATAATAAACAGTACCGCCGATATTAATAGCAATTTTATTAGTTACTGTATTTGTTGTAGAAGCCGATACCGCTGTAGATGCTAGCGCATTACCAGAAACAGTTGGAAAAGTAATAGTCGGCGTACCCGCAACGGCGGGGGTTGTTAATGTTAAAGTACCACTAGTACTTCCAGAAATTGTTATTTGACTCATGATTTATCCTTAAGTCTTGATAATGAAGTTAATACCGAGATATGGTGGCAAGTTAGCATTTGTGCCGCTAGAACCTGTTGCTGTGTTTGTTGTGGATACTGTAATATTTGTTTGTGCAGAATTAGTTGAATTATTTATTCCAAGGTTTGAACCACCAGTAGAAGAAGCAAGAGGTGTACCAGTATTAAAAAAAGCAGCGGCAGGTACATCATGAATATGGCCCGGATCAGACACGCTAGAAACAGCTGTATGAGTATGACTAACAACAATAGCATCAGCAGAACCACCAGTAGCACCGACAGTCGTACCATAAGGCATACGGTTTGTATAGTTTGGAAGGTTAAATGTAGTAGAACCGTCACCAACACCAAAAGTTGTACCAATAATCGCAAAAAGAGCGGCGTAAGTTGTACGAGAAACTGCGGCACCAGCACAGTTTAAATACCCAGTCGGTGCTGAAGATGTAGGCCACATATTAATAGTGCCGGTTTGAACTGCATTTTGAGTAACGAAAGCTGTAGTAGCTATCTGGGTTGTATTAGTCCCTGCTGCTGCAGTCGGTGCAGTCATAACACCCGAAATAGATCCCGTAGTTAGCGATGTAGCTCCAGTAACCCCCAAAGTACCACCAACACTCATGTTGCCAGTATCAGTTAAACCCGTAGCATTTAAAGTGCCGTTAACTGTAAAGTTACCTGCTGAACCTGTTTGCGCAGAATAGAAGTTTGTACCATCGCAGTAAACTTGAGCAGTAACCCCGTTAGGAATAGTAACCGCAGCACCAGAAACACCGCCAACAGTAATAGCATACCCACCGGAAGTATTGTTAGTTACAACATATAGCTTGTTTACTAGGGGTGCAACAACTTGACGTATGGCTGAATTTGTACCGCCCACCACTAAAACAGCGTTTCTTGCCTCGTCTGACGTGCCGTTAAAATTAGTCAATACGTAGTCGGCGTTAAGCATAGTAATGCTTTGAACCCCTGTAATAGCTTGTTCAAGTAATGTGCCAAGATTATTGTTGGTCGTATTACCCCATGTACCGGACTGGTCGCCGTTACCGATAAGCTCTAACTTAAGCGAGGTTGAGTATGAAGATGCCATGTTTATCCTTATTCTTGCGTGTTATCTATACGCTGCCAATTTGGGTTTTGGTCGTTTCCGACGTTTTGCCACGTTACTGTTTGTCCGTTATTTACAGAAGTCCAAACCACTGTTTGGTCGTCAACTACCCTAAACCAACCACGCCCAATTGAGTTGTCTAATAATACCAAATTCTCGGTTATTTGGCTATTAAAGTTGGCTTGAACGGCTTGAGTATTTGCTATATTTGAAGCTTCTGATAGGCTACTAAATAAAATAGCTTGACGGTTTTGTGAATCTGCCGAACTTAAATCTTCTGTAATTGCGCTTATTACGGCTTTGATGGCTGTTTCAGTATCAGCTAAACCCGCATTTTCGGCTATAGAAGACTGGAAATTAACTTGAGAAACATCAATATCAGCGGAATTTAAAGCTTCGGTAATGGCAGAATTTAAGTTTGCCTGTATAGATTGTGCTTCGGCTAGGGTAGCTGCTTCTGTTAAAGTGCCCGCAAATACAGCAGTTACGGTTTGGGTATTTTCTAGCGTACTATTTTCTGTAACTGCTTGGTTAAACACCGCCAAATAAGATTGAGAATTGTCAGACCCCAAAGTTTCGGTAATAGCAGAAGCAAAAATAGCAGTATATAAAGCACTATCGCCAGAATTAAGCGGTTCAGTAATATCTACTGATATGGTGTAAGTAAAGCTAGAGGTATCAGCTAAAGTTGTTGGTTCTGTTGCGTCAGAGTTAAAGTTAGCTTGAGTTGTTTCTGTATCAGCTAAAGTTGTTGGTTCTGTTGCGGCAGAGTTAAAGTTAGCTTGAGTTGTTTCTGTATCAGCTAAAGTTGTTGGTTCTGTACTAGATACCCCAAAATACTGATTAATAACGGAAACGGCATCGGCTAGGGTAGAACTTTCAGAAATAGATGCACTTATTCTCGCTAACGGGGTGTATACGATAAAAATTACACCTTGTGAACCCGCACTACCGGCACTAGCTGTTCCCGCTATGTTAACGCCACCACCGGTGCCACCACCACCATAAACACCTGTATTTATTGTTGACCCAGTTGTAGCGCCACCTTTACCACCAGCCCCACCTATAGTGTTAGCAATATCTATGCCTGAACCACCGTTACCGCCTTGATTACCAGAAAGAGCACCGCCTGCTCCACCGCCACCAAAAGTTCCAGCTGCACCAGCACCAGCGCCACCAGTAGCCCCGCCTGTTCCACCAAAGTTATTACCACCAGTGCCACCTAAAGCAGAAGAAGCATTTCCACCAGCAGAACCGCCACCGTTACCACCACCACCACCACCCGATATTTGAGCGGCAGTTGTAGAACCAAAACCATTTCCACCAGCACCACCAACTCCATTAGGGCCCCCAGCACCACCAGCACCACCAGCGCCATATCCTTGAGAAGCAGTTGTTCCAAAAGAACCAGCACCACCTGTACCGCCAGCGTTTGTTCCTGTACCGCCAGCACCGCCAGTAGATGAAGGAACTATAGAAGCTGTACCAACTAATCCACCGCCAGCAATATTAGTAATATTAAAAGTAGTAGCTGTACCACTAGCATTACCTGCGCCCCCGCCACCAATTTGATAGCTAGTTGGGCTTGCTGTTACTGTAAAATTTGTAATTGCCGTGTATCCACCACCTCCACCTCCACCTCCAGCAGCCCGGTTATTTCCAGATACAGCAGCAGTTGCTCCGCCAGCACCACCACCAATCATGTGAATAGTATTACTAGCGTCATTCCAATCAGAAGGTATTGTCCACTGTGTCCCCGTTGTTAAAAGGTACGCTCTAAATGTTGATGCAATAAAAGCTATGCCAGTATTACTACCCCCGTTGGTAGAGTTTGCACCAGCGTACCAAACATAAGGCTGTGTTGCCGATGTGGATGGTCGTCCATCAATATCGGTAATAGACATATAGTCCATAGACACTGCTGTACTACTTCCTATATAGTTTAATACCCTTCTTGAGCCTACTAAAGTACTTGCTAAAGTTACTACGTTTCCAGCGGTCCCAGTTATTTCCCAGTTTGTTACGTTAATTTGCCCACCAAGCTGGATAGTGTGCGCTACTGTTTTTGTAGTATTAATTGTTGCAAATGTTGCTCCTCCTACTACGCTAGAAATTTGAGTTATAGATGTTGATGTTGCTCCGCCAATCGTAAGTGTGCCGTAGGTATACACACCACCATCAAAACTTCTAGTAGTTGTAGAGTTATCACTTAAAATAATAGTAGATGAAGCAGCGTTAACCGTTCCATTAGTTGAACTAAAAGCCCACGCCGAACCCGTACCGCTTACAGTAATGGTACTAGAACCCAGTGTTATTGTTCTAACGTTACCAAAGTTGGAAGCAAAAGTTCCAATACTTACGGATTGACTATTGGTGTTAAGACCACCCAATGATAAAGTTAAAGGTACTGTTCCTAAAAGTGAAAAAGCGTCTACAAATTGTACTGTTCCTCCCAAAGAACTAATAGTTACTGGTTGACCAAAAGTTTTTGAAGCAGAGGTTATAGACTGAGTATTTCTTCCAACAAAGTTTATTGCGCCAGTACTTAAGCCAGTTAATGTTGTTCCAGAACCGTTTTTCCAATCCCCATAAATACTAGGAGAATTTGAGGCATTTCCTGTATTAAACGTCATTGCACTTGTGCGGTTAGACATATCTACTGTGCCGATATTCCATATGGCATTTATTGTAATTTGGGTAATAGCACCCGCATTATCAAATACACAAGTATCTTGTGGTAACGGGAAGTTTCCTACGGCTGGCGTTCCACCACTACTAAGCGCCCACCCATTAGCATTCCAGTTTTGAGTTCCAGCTAAATTCCAATAAACTATTTTAGCTGTTGTAAAAGTAATACCCGAATTACCCGTTGCATTTCCTAGGTTTGTACCAGTAAACGGAGCAGCTGCGCCAGCGCCAGTAATATCAGTAAAATCTGTATTTGATAACGAAACCGCTGCTGATGTAAAAGTTCTAGCCGTACCAGTAGTTGTTGATTTTAACCAAACCCTATTTGTAGCGGTTGCTCCACCGGCAGTTAATGTTCCGTTGATTACTTGGTTTGCATTAAATGTTGTTTGTATGTACCCACCAGAAGTTGGTGCGGTAAAAGTTAAATTGTTAAATGTGTTTGCGCCCGTAAAAGTATTTGTATTAGAGGCTGTTGCTCCAGCAGAATTAAGGGTAACGTTATAGTAAGTTAATCCACCACCAGCAAAAGTAAAACCAGCGCCGCTAGTAAAATTTATTGTTGAAGTATTTGCGTTAAATGTTAGACCCGTTGTTGTTCCAAAAGGCCAAGGAGCTGTATTCCCTAATGCTATTGTTGACGAGCCTAAATTTAACGTTACTGTACCTGTTGCTGAATACACAAACCCTGAAAGAACTGAGGTTATGTTAAAGTTGCCAGTGTTAAAAGTACCGTTAGTAAATGTTATTGTGCTGGCAGATGCATTGCCCATTGTTAAATCACTACCTAACGTCCACCCTCCACCAACACCGTTAAAAATAATACCCGGCAGTGCTTTTCCATTAGTGGTAATTGTTTTACCGGTTGTTGTAGCAGCAAAAGTTATAAACCAACTAAAGCCATATATGCCGAAAGAGCCGCCACTTGGCAAACTCATACTTCCAAATAATGACAACCTATCATTAACGCTTGTACCCATAGTAAGGGCTTGGGATGCCGTTACAGTTAAATCTTGACAAACTGCATTGGTAAGCGTAATCGTACCTACACTAGAAGCTGTATTAATAATGACATTGTCCCAAGCACTGGGTTGCACTACGCCTGTAGTAGCAGCGGTCATTGTTTGAGAAGCGTAAGTACCTCCAATAGAAACCACCCAACTATTTGCGGAGCCGCTTGTGATAAATCCAAGAAAAGCATTAGTAGATGACCAAACACGCATGCCAACAACAAGCGCTGGAGAACCTGTTGTAGTTAAAGCTGATCCAGAGCAAGACGCAGTAAAAGAAAGTGCGCTAACAGGTGACCAATTAGTTGTTGTTGAGGTATCCCAGTTTCCTGTACCTCCTGCCCAGTAAAGAGTTCTTCCAGATTCAATTAAACCAATAGCTACTGCCACCCATGCTCTAGAAACGGATAACGTTGCGCCTCTAGGTGTAGACGAACCGATACTATCTTGTGCCTCATCGGCAACTAATATGCCATTAAAAGATGCTGTGGCGGCACTGTTTACTCTTGATGTGGTTGACCCGTTAGCAGTCCATGTTGCCGCCGCATTAGATGTTGTGTAAAGACTAATGATGTAGTCATTTGCGTATGTTGTAGTAACCGCATTGGGTGTTGCAGTGGTGCCTGTTCCAGTTGCAACTGTAGGGACTACTTGAAATGCACCGCCTCCTCGATACGCAAGCATTACTGCTTTTGCTTGTGTACTAGCTGTTGCTATTACAAGTGTAGTCTCTGACGCTGAAGCATACTTATAAAATATGTATGTATAAGGTGCTGCCGTTTGATAGAAAAATAATTGTGTCCAACCAGTTGGAGTTGTGACTGTTATTGCGCCAGTTGTTACTACAGCTATTAATAAATCAGCAGCTGCAACGCCAGATGGAACTGGAATAGATAAATTTCCTCCTGACGGAGTTACATCTGTACCCGCTGCAACAAATGAAATAGCCATTAGCTACCTACTGGTGGATTAAAGTTTTTACCATCCCAAACATAACCAATATCGCAAAAGGGAACAACCACCAACATACACCCTTCTGGAGGCACGTCAGTTGGTTCAGCAACAATAATACCTATTACTACATTATTTTTATCAATAACCGCACAATTCGACATTTTTAACCCCCATAGAGATTAAGAAGTGGCAGTAGTACTATAGGTCACGTTTAATTGGTCTGTAGATGCAACAGTCTTGCTACCACCAGTAAACGAACCAGCAGAGTACAAAGTGCCTGTAGTGTTATCAATAGCAGAAGTACCGTTGATGTTAATAAAACAGCCAGCTACAGTACCAGCACCAGTAAATGTAAACGATACAGCAGAAGAAGTTGCCTTAGTTGTTACGTTAGATGGTGTTGTGCCTGTTGATGTTGCAGCACTAAATACTGGAGTCTTGCGTGTGCCAGAGTATGTAGGAGCGTTAGCAGAGCCAGACTCTAACCAGCCAGCGTGAGATGCTTGAGTATCAGCAGCAGCGTAAGTCGGTGTAGAAGCACCAGATACTAGACCCATAACTACAGTAGCAGTAAATGCGCTACCGCCCAAAATAGTATCAAGCATAAGCTGTTTGCCCACTGCCATTACCAAGTTGTCAATGGTTTCTTCCCATTTGAGGTTTCCGTCTTTATCGTAGCACTTAGCTTCGAAACGACCTTCCATGCCGACTGTTTCAGTAAAGTCAGCGTTTTTGATTAATGACGCACTGCTAAAGTCACCGTTGTTTGTAATTTCGTTGTGCATGTTAAGAAATCCTTAAAATAGAAGTTGTTGATGTTGCTGTTGGAAAAGTTACAGTAAAGCTTGTTGTGGGGGTTTTATCTGCCCCAAAATTAAGTACAGCAACAGCGGCACCTGTAGTGGCATTATAAATCAAAGCTCCTCTAGTGGTAAAGGAAGCGGGGTTCCAAGTTACATTAGCAAAAGACACATACGCTGTGTAGGTTTGGTCGTCAGACGCTGGCGGTATTACAGTGAGGATTTTGCCCCCTGCTGTATACCCGGTACCTGTTATTTCATTAGTTGCGTTGTACGCTGTAGTGTTTGGTCCAATAGTGGCAAACGATGTATATAAGGCAATTTTGTACGTGTACGGGGTGCCAACAGCAAAGTTCTCTAAAGCACTTAAACAGTTCTTTTTAAATACAGTGCACTGCCCTTGTTGAATAGCCATTATGGGTTAACCTTAATAGACGCTTGCCCTACCCTGTATGCGTCGTTTCTTTCCAGACCAGTACCAAGGCGGTTAAGCTGTTGTAGCGCTTCCATGTACTTATCTTCGTAGTATTTAACCAAATCTTGCTCGCCCTTCATAAAGAGCATAGCTTCCCGCATTGCACCATAAAGCAAAACAGGGTCGTAGTTATCACCAAGCCAGCTTGTACCCGCAGAGTTATTAACGCTAGAAACGGTGTATACAAAGCCAGAACCAGAACTACCGGTATATGTATTGCTAAAGCTTAAAGTATCGCCAACAGCATAAAAATTACCGCCGTTTGTAATAGTACAAGAAGTAACAGCTTGCCCAACAACAGTGATATTTGCCGTCGCCCCAGAACCTGACCCACCTGTTAGCGGCACATTAGAATAAACGCCGTTAGTGTAAAGAGATCCAGCGTTTGTAATAGAGCCCGCTGGTACGGGAGCATTTACCGGTAAAGCGCCTTGCACAATAGAAACAGGATAGTAAAAATAATGCAGTTCTACTACGTAGTTGCTATCTGGGGTAGGCGCTAAAATATAAGAAAGCTCATTAGCGTTTGTGTATTGAGAACCAAACAAAGCGTAGTATTTTGGTACTCCCCCCGGTGTGCCTTGGTATGTGGTGCCAGAGTATGAAACGCTTGGATATGCTTCTCTTAAAAAGTTAACATCTTTGTTAAGTAGGTAGTTGTAGTTGTTTGTTGCGTCTATAACTGCTACAGAGTAAGAAGCCAAGTAATCATTTGGCAAAGACAGGTACTGGTTGCCTGTACTAACATTACCGGTTACGTTTTTACGTAACGCTGGGATTTGCACCGAATTGTATATACGTTCTTCCGCCTCTTGCACAAAACGAGAGATATTATTTACAAACAGTTGTTCCGTGTTCTCAGAATAATCTTGTATTGCTTGGAATAATTGGACGTAATTGATTTAAGTCACCCTAATCAAAGTATATAAACCTTTTACTTTGCCTTTGTTAACTAGCTGAGAAACATTAGCTTTCGAAGTATTTAGGTACTCAGCCGCATATTTTTGATTTAAGAAAGACACCCTAAGTTCTTTGCAGTATACAGGTTTCCATTTTGCTTTTGCAGTTCTTTCTACTTCTTCTTTTGGGTGTTTTCTGCCAATTTGCGCCTGTACCCATTTAGCACGGACAGTAGGGTCCTGTAAACGTTGCTGCATAGTAACACTTTGTTTTTTAATAGTTTCTTGAGTGGGTTTATAGCCTTTAAGACCGCTACCGCCTTTGGTCATGTTGTATATAGGATTAAACTCTTCAACTAATAGTTTTTCTGCGGCATCTAGCTCGTTTTTACCAAAAGCAGTAAATACTTCTTTAAATTCAAAATTTTCAAACCCATAATGCTGCATTGCAATAGCAAATTTAGTTTTGTATTTACCAATGGATGCTTTGTGGTTATTTATGCGCTTACTTAATTTTTCGCAAGTTTGCCCCACGTACTGTTCTCCAGTACGCTTATTGGTAACAAGATAAATAACTCCAAAGCGGTTCATTCGGGTTTACCCTACTAGGCCATTGGCCCGCGAGCCATAGTACCTTTAGTTGCAGCGCCAGTTCCACGAATTTTAATACCATCTGTTTTAGTTGGGCGATTGTTGCCTTTACTAATACTGCCGACGGCAATCCGCAATGAGTCCATCTCGTTGCCTGTATCAACAACAGCGCTCTCACCATTGGCAACAGAAGTGCCGTTCTTAGCATATGCGCTAGCTGGTTTGTTTTCAATAGCCATGATTAACGACCCCTTTGATTAGCTACTTTAGCCATGTTACGACCCATTGATTTCATTTGGTCATTAGTTTTGCCGCCACCCATTTTGCCTTTACCGCCTTTAGCAGCAGCTTGAATACCAATACTTGGGCCTGAGTCGCCTAAATTTTTACCTTTGGTTTTGCCTTTGGATTCAATACCACCGGCGCCTGATTTAAAAGTCATTTTACTTCTCCTATGTTGTAGATACTGATACTGTACCTACTTGTCCTATTGCAATCAAGTAATTTGGTGTTAAAACGCTATCAAAGCTACTAGCACCACCAACTGGGGCCCACCCCCACTGAAACACCCTACTGCCGCCTGTAGGATCACCAAAGCCATTCTCGGTGTTTCCTGCATTCTGGTTTAACTGCAAGCCTGTATATCCAGCTTGATAGTACGTATTGTCCGGTCTTGGATTGCGCAGTGCTTGCGGGTCTTCAACAGGGTACATACCTAACTGCAACTGCGGCTGATCTGGGTCCCAACAAGTGGGGCAGACCAGCAGATTATACTTCTTGGTCTTAATAATTTCTGTTTTTAATTCTTTTAGCTTAAAGCGAAACCCACAGCGATCGCACTGCGATATTGCCCATTTACCGGAAGCAAACTGATTTGGCATGAATTACCCCTAGGTAATAAACATGCGGCGTGGCACAAACCGAACTGGTGCTTTTTCTCTATCTTCATCAGATGCCAACTGCCAGACTTCATCGTACTGTTGCTTCAATATCGGTAAACGCGCATCAGCGCCGGGAATCTTCATCGCCATGTAATATGCTAATCCTGCTACTAAGCAAGGTAAAAAGCGGAACGGGATGTCCATTGTATTAGAGCCGTTGCCCGCATTATGGGTACGACGCAAACGCCAGTAAACAAACGTGTAATACGGGTCTCCAACGCTTCCTTGGTCTGGGGTAGGCCATATCACTATCTTGGGATTATCAGAACCAGCAGGAGGGGTTGTATTTGCATCTCCAGCGTATACTGCGCCAGACTGACGGTTTATCCACACTTGGATTGGTCTAGCCTGTTGAAGTTTGTTTGGGATTGTGGCGTATGTAGAGACTGAGATGCGCGTAATTGAAAGGTCTGCCTGCGTGTTTTGAACGCCCGGGTTGGTACGAATTACGTGCTCTAACAAATCAACAGTATCGTTGGGTAGGTCGTACGTATTAACGCCTTGAATCAAAGGAATTGAGCCTTGCTCAATCGTCCACATATTAATGCCACGGTTTGCCCAGTCAGCAAACAAAAGATTTAAAGAACGACGCGCAGTTCGCAAATCATAACCCGTGCGAAGCTCAGAGCCGCAACGCTCAAAAGCTTCTTCGACTATCTCAGATAGGTCTAGGTTAAAGTCTGCTTGTGCGACTACGGTCATTTCTTAAAGCCCTTAAGGGTTTCCGTCAGCCTAGCCCGCTTACCCTCGACACCGGGTTTCTTTGCAGCTGCAGCTAGTTTTGCTGACGGAATCTTGTTGCCAGCTTTTACACCTAGCTCTTTACGCAATGCACCGGGCTTTTTAATAGCGCCAGCAATCCAATTTTTAGTAGCCATTACTTTTTCCTTGCAGTTTTAGCAGACTTAATAAAGTCCGCTTTAGTAGGCGCGCCTTTAGCTCCAACACTACGCATCTTTTCACCAGAGCCAGCTTTAATACGTTCTTGCTTCTTGTGAATATTTTCATACAAGCCACCACCTGAATACATGTCTGCCGCAGTTAATGAACCGGGTTTTTGTAATAGCTTCTTAGCCATAGCAGCGGCAGTGCCGCCTTTAGTAACAGTAACACCATTACCTACCTTACCGCCTTTGGCAAACTGCGTGAAATCGGTATCATCCCTACGGGCTTTTTTAACCCCTTTAGGCATTTTACTAGGCATTACTGCCCCCATTCCACGAGAAGCTTTCATTAGATCATTCTTCCACGGGTTTTACCCTTAGTTGCACAACCGTCTGCAGACTTTACGTAGCCGCCTTTTTTATAGGCTGTACCCATAGCGTCCATACGACCTTCTTTCATACCTTTAACAGCTGCTTCACCGCGAGAACCAAAAACTTCGTAGTCTTTGTCTTTCTCTTTTTTAACAGCTCTTTCTTTATTTTCAGCGTAATACGCTTTTTGCTGTTCTGAAGTCATGTTATTTCTTGCCCTTGTACATGCCGCCGCCACACATAGCAATCATTGTGCCTTTGGTTTTGCCTTTAGTAGCGCAGCCGTCAGCACGGCTTGACGCAGAACCACCTTTAGACAGTTTTAGCATTGTGCCTTTACCGCCTTTATGTTCTTGGGCATCATGTTGTTTAAATGCTTTTTTGAGCATGGCAACGTCTTGCTTCTTGTCCATTGACATGTCTTCTTTCATATCGCTCTTAGCCATACCACCACTCCTAAATTTTTTGCCTTTATCGGCGTTGTTGAAATCTTTACCCACGGATTGTGGAATTCCTACCTTCTTAGCAAATGCAGGGTTATGCGCAATTGCTGCCATGAAGTTGTGTTGCTTTTTACTTGTTGATGGCATTTTATTTCCAGTGTCTTAAAACAAAATCAGCTACCCAACCACCAGCAGCCACTATACAAATCCAAACTAAACCAGCTAAAGACTTCTCAATAATAGCTTTGCGTAATTTTGCACGTTCGGCTTGCGCCTCAATAGCCATACGAACCCAATGTACTTCATCTGGACTAAGTGGATGTTGTTCTACTGCTTCATTAACAGCGGTTTTAACTAACTGTATAAGCTCTAATCTAGTTTGATCATCTAAAAGCATTTTAGCATTTCCATCTTTTTAGGCTAGCAGCCTTACGAGTTGGTTTCCCATTCTCGTCTTTCATAGGCCCGGGCATACCAGACATACGCGCGCAGAATGACTTCTTACGAGGGCCGCCTTCGGGCTGTGGAGCCTTTAGGTTTGAGCCTGTTTTTGCATTATATGCTTTACGACCAGCGGCTGTCATCCCAGCGCCTTCTTTAGTACTTAGGTAATTTCTACCTTTTCCTTTGGTTGTCTTGCGTATTGGACTAGCCATTATGCAACCTCAAAATTGTTATGTTTTGAAATATTTTCACTTCCTAACATCGCCATTAAATTGCTTGGTACATGAAGACCCGACACTAAATCACCTTGCAGCGGAATAATGTGGTCTACATGCCACGGTTTACCAGTAATTTTAGTCTGTAGCGCTGCCAATTGATACTCATTTTGAATGCGTTCTTTATCAATTTCTGTAAGCCACGCAGGGGTACGCTGGATTTTCAACGCCCTACGAGCGGCTTCATACGCAGCAGCTTTTGGTAAGCGAGCTTTTTGACGTTCTAACTGTTGCAGTTTTGACTTTTGATGGTCTGCATAATAGTACTGTAGCGCCTGAGTTTGACGTGTTTCTTTATTTTTTTGGTACTCAGCGATCCAGTCTCTTTTGCTATCACTAGTCATGCGCTTATGATTTCTAGAGCAAAATCTTGCATCGCTGCGCATGTGTCCAATGTCTACACCGCACAGCTCACAAGCACGACCTTTGGCGGTAAGCCCAGCACCCTTAGATACAGGCAACTTTTCACCACGACCAACCGCAAGAGAAGGACCTTTTTTCTTAGCCATATTGAATAGTTTGGAATGCAATATTAGTTACAACAATATAAATACCGTTTTGTGCCAAGATACCTTCACCAGCAAAAAGAGCTTGGAACGGTTGCACTGCTGTTCCTGTGTTGTAACTAGTTAAATATCTGCCTGTAGAGTAGACACACGCTGTACCACCAGCAATAGTTCCAGTATTTAAATCTGTAACAGTAAATGTATCAGCGGTTAAAACAGTAATAACATAGTTACCGGCTACAGCAGCAACGCTAGAAGCCGCTGCATATGTAATACCTACAGATTGTCCAGTAGTTAAACCATGACCTACTTTAGTTACAGTTACTGTATATCCAGAACGAGCATAAGTTGCTGCTACAGGAGCTGTTGTTGTATCAAAAAGGTCAATACTACCCGCAGTACCAGTACCTAAATAAACTAAGTTTTTAAGGCGAACACGACCAGATACTGCTAAACCAGAGCCGCTAAAATGCGAGCCTTTTACGTCATATTGCATTGTCATAATTAATCTCCTAAAGATTGAACGGGGGCCGTAACCCCCTGATTAATTAGACGTTTTGTACGGCTGTATCGTAGATGTAGTATCTGATGCTACCAGTTACAGTACCAGAAGATACGCCGTTTGCTTTAGATGTAACAACAACTAAGTTAGTTGCGTTAGATACGTTACCTAAAGAAGCGCCACCACCTGTAGCACCAATAGTCACAGAAACACGAGTAGCTACAGAAGCGTTAGCTAAGTAAGCCTGTGGTACGTTTGTGCCTAAAGTTGGAGTTTGACCATTGCCAACACCGATTAGTGGGGTAAACCCTAAGTCAACAGCACCAGTACCAGTTGCAGTAACGTTAACAGCTACAACAACAGCGTTAGCTGGGAGAACTAAAGGTGTACCGCCAGAAACGTTTACTACGTTTGCAGTTGCTGCCGCGTTAGCGATATAAAACGGAACATACATGTCCATAGAGCCACAGTTTGCGACGCGAGTTTGATCGCCGCCACCGGAACGCCAAATTGATTGGGTAGTAGATAGTGCCATAATAAATTGTCCTTACATACAAAGTTCAGCTTATCAATCGTGTATGCGTCTGCTAGGGCAGTTTGATAAGCCATTCACCTAGTTTCACCAAGTTTACTACATTTTTAGTAATGTGCAATATTTTTAGTTAAAATATCTATAAAAGGGGGGACTATGAGTTCTTGGCTTATTGTTGTTACAGGAGTAATCTATGCGTATATTGCCGTTGAACAAGGAGTCAAGGGTAACTTGCCTATGTGTATTTGTTACGCTTGCTATGCTGGCGCTAATGTGGGTCTCTATTTAATGGCTACCAAATGAGTTTTACAATAATGCAGCATGATGGCATGAAAGTTATTCAATGGTTTAAAGACATAGACGCGCTGCTAGATTCTATGTTAAAAAACCCAAAAGACAGGTACCACAGAAATGACAACAATAGTCGGTGATTGGGCTACTAAAGTACTGGTTTCAGACAGTCAGTTTTCTGATGATGATACTGGTATTAAATACTTTGATGAAAAGGTTGTCCCCATAGATGGAGGGTGGCTAGGTGTTGCTGGAAACTGGTGTGACTGCGATAAAGTTGTTGATTACATTAACAAAAAAAGCAAAACAAAACCAAAGTTAAAAGCCGATAGTTCTTTTATTAAACTTACCAAAGAAGGTCTTTTTTATTGTGGCGACGATCTTGAATGGGAAAAAGCCAAAACTTTTATGGCTATTGGTTCTGGGGCTATGGCAGCAGAGGTGTGTATGCGTATGGGGTTAACGCCGGAAGAAGCAGTTAAATGGGCGTGTAATGTAGATTTAAAAAGTCACGAACCAATTCAGATGTACCGCTTAAGCGATGCCGTATAAAGACCCAAAAGTTAAAAAGGCAAAACATGCGGAGTATAGCCGCAAGCACTATGAAACTAATTATACCGTTAGGCGAAAGCAACTAAATGATAGAAAAAAAACATTAAAAAAAGAATGGGACGAATACAAAAAAACACTAAGTTGCACAGCTTGTGGATTTAACCACCCAGCGGCATTAGATTTTCACCACGAAGACCCGACCACAAAATTAGATAGCGTCAATCAGTTTATATCTAACGGGCAATTTAAAAAAGCCTACGAAGAAATAAAAAAGTGCATAGTTCTATGCGCTAACTGCCATCGAATACACCACCACGAAGAAAATTCTGTTAAGATACAGCCATTAACAACCAACCAGCTGCCAGAACATGCCGGTCAACGTTGAACCAACAAACGAATACCCAGTCCCTAAGGCTAAACCAGTCAAGACAATTAAGTCACACTCCGATAACTTGAGGGCTAAATCAAACACGGCCCTACTTTTAAAAGAGCTTGGGGGTCCGATAGAGACAACGCCTGAAGAAGACGCAGAAGCTAAAGCGCTTTTTGCCCAGGTGGATGGGGAAGACCCATCTAAAGAAGTCCAAGAAAAGCAGAACAATGCTCTAACACAGCCAGGAATAGCATTAGCGCTTGGCGGATACATCACCCATTACGATCAGCAGGTCATCGCCGACAAGGTACAGCTTCGGAACATTGCTATAAACAGGCTTTTGGAGATGAGTCAGGACGATGACCAGAAAATTGCCATCAAAGCGGTTGAGCTAATAGGGAAAGCATCAGATTTGTTCACTGAGCACCAAGAAATTACCATTACGCACAAGAACAGTGCTGAGCTGCAAGAGGCTATTAGAGAAAGAATACGCATGTTAATGGAGATGAACACTATAGATGTCACTCCTAAGCACAAAAAACTTGCAAATACACTAGATGTAGAAGCAAAAGACGTCGATGAGTAAGCTTTCAGCCGAAGAACTGCAGTCTTTAGAGCAAAATCTGGGGAAAATGACCCCCACGCAGCTTCGCCAGCTCTTAGAAGAGCTTGATGTTACAGTAGAGGCGAAACAAAAAGAGAATTGTCAAGAAAATTTCATGGATTTTGTCCATAAAGTATGGCCGCACTTTATTGATGGTGAACATCATAAGGAAATGGCCGAAGCCTTTGAAAGGGTAGCCCGTGGTGAATGTAAACGTCTTATTATCAATATGCCTCCTCGTCATACTAAGTCAGAATTTGCATCTTATTTACTCCCAGCGTGGTTTTTGGGTAAGTTTCCTAAGAAAAAAATTATCGAGACTGCCCATACAGCGGAGCTTGCGGTTGGCTTCGGACGTAAAGTCCGTAATCTTGTGGATTCCGACGTTTATAAGACTATCTTCCCGGGAGTTGGACTACAAAGTGACTCTAAAGCTGCTGGGCGCTGGGCAACTAACCAAGGGGGAGACTATTTTGCTATCGGTGTGGGAGGTGCCGTTACCGGTAAGGGTGCCGACCTGCTTATTATTGACGACCCTCATTCAGAGCAGGAAGCTAAACAGAATAATCCAGCCATCTTTGACGGGGTATATGAGTGGTATACCTCCGGGCCTCGGCAGCGTCTTCAGCCTAACGGGGCGATTATTATTGTTATGACCCGATGGGCAACCCCGGATTTAACTGGGCAGATTCTTAAGAAGTCCGGTAATGATGGGGTGGATGAGTGGGAAGTTATAGAGTTCCCTGCAATCATGCCCAGTGGCAATGCGTGTTGGCCTGAGTACTGGAGTTTAGAGGATTTAACCGCGGTCCGCGCATCTATCCCTCCGAGCAAGTGGAATGCTCAGTATCAGCAGAATCCTACTGGTGAGGAGAATGCGATCATTCCTCGGGATTGGTGGCGTCGTTGGGATAAGGAGGTTGTTCCTCAGTTAGAGTATGTGATTCAGAGTTATGACACGGCTTTTAGCAAGCGTGAGACGAGTGACTTTAGTGCTATTACGACTTGGGGTGTATTTTATCCATCAGAAGATGAACCTGCTAATTTAATGCTCCTTGATTCTATAAAAGGACGTTATGAGTTTCCTGAACTACGGCGTTTAGCATTAGAGCAATATAATTATTGGCAACCTGATTCAGTGATAGTTGAGGCGAAAGCATCTGGTTTACCTCTAACCTATGAGTTAAGGCAAATGGATATACCGGTTATTAACTTTACACCATCAAAAGGAAATGATAAGCATACAAGAGTTAACGCATGTGCGCCTCTTTTTGAGTCTGGAATGATCTGGGCTCCTGAACAA